GATTTGTACTAACAGCTGAACCATCAGCTTGAACATAGTTATAATATCCACCTGATACATTCTGTAATACACCTATCTTAGGCTTATACATTATAAACTCATAAGTAACCCATAACTGACCAATTTGTACATTCGTACCTTGTAAACCAGCAGTAGCTATACTAAAACGACCAAAATCAGAAAACCTTAAATCAGACGGTGAATAACTCACTCCTGGACGAGTATAAAGATGACTCAAAGGACTCTGTTTCGGATCACATTCTACATAATGAATTAAATTATCAGATACTTTTCCAGACTGTGCCCATGAATAATTTAATAACTCAACGTCAGAAGCAAACGCTGAATCCGTAGGATCATACTGAGTACATAACATTACCTGACCTAATGCTAAATTAGTAGATGATGCAATCGCATCACTAGCAGTACTCCTAAACTCAAACGCTAAACCATTAGGTTTATACTCTTCATAATTCATCGCTAAAGATGATAACCATGGAAAAGTATCCTTCTGTGCAGGATTTAACTCATAATTAGCTATCTTAAACTGACCAGCTACTGATGAAGTAATTATAGGACCCAAATATTCACGATGTCTAATAATAGTACCACCTTCAGAATACATAGTATTACGAACCATAGGAATGTCCGGTTTTATCAAAACATTATGTTTTATATTCTCTAAACTATACGCTCCAAGACCTCTAAGCTCCATCAAATCACCCTTACTATATCCACCACCTAGATGTCCTCCAATTGATCCAAAAGGTAGCTTCGCGCTACCATGTATGCCACCTTGGACATAATAAGCCCCGCGACCGCGTAAAGTGTTAGCCTTACGGGCGTTGGACTGTTTTGACTTAATATTAGCTTTAGATTTAGTATGATCTTTCGCACCATTTCTCGCAGGCATTTTCTATATACTTTATAAAGAAAAAAAAAATATTATATTTTTTAACGCACCACGCTATAGTAAAATATTATGGACCATTATATAAAACAATATAATGATTACGATTCGAAAGTAAATACGCGACTTATTTTTTGTTGCATATCGTGGCTTAAGAAAAAATCCGTCCCTACAAAAATATTCATTTCATTCATATTTTCCGGGTCTAGGATTTTTCCTTAACCACTATATTCCACCAAAAACAAGGCGATTTATTTCTCACTACATACCATAATAGACATACATAGCGTGGTTACCATGTTAAGCTTACGCAAACCCTAACATGAACAAAATCTTATGATACCATGTTAAGCTACGCAAACCCTAACATTAAACCATAAGATGATGGGAGTTTTTTTGGGCGTCCAGTAAATGGCCTGTAACACTAAAAAAACTCCTTATATAGTTCTTTGTAGAAATCATGGAACAATTAGAACAAATGGTATGTATATACACTTTTTTGATAGAACAAAAATAGTTATTCTTATTACATAATATAATATTCTGGAACAAAATATTATATTATTATATGATTACTTGGGCCTTAGGCACGTATCATCAAATAGCATCCAAAGCCATAGTATTAGGAATATATGTCACCAACTTATTGTCCTCTATTTTATGAAATATCCAACGATCTAGACTCAACATTCCTGTATCAGGCTCTTTATTAGTCATCACCAATATATTAGGCGAATCTATCAAACGCCTTCTAAAGTTATATCTATCATCATATATATAACCATTCTTGATCTGTTCAATCGCACTATATAAACCGAATAACTTATCCTTATTCATAGAACGTGTTAAATCGATAATATACGTCTTAGACGTTGGTAAATCAAATACCATTCTCATTATGTCCTTTGGATCATTCAGCGGAGGTATATACTCAGCCTTCTTCTTACAAAGTAAACCTAAAGCGAATGTTGTTTTACCATTATTTCCGTCAGGATCAACTAATACATGAATACCTCTAGTATCAAACACTTCAAATATATCTATAAGTGACTGTTGCCAAGATCTCCATTCCTTTATCCTATATTGAACAGGTATATATTCGTCTTTCAAAGATACATAATCCTGATCAGACCAAGGTCCAGACACTCTAGTATCTAGCTTCATTACATAACTAAATGATTTATTATTATGTTCGCCATTAGTCGTTGGAGATAAATGCATCGTCTCAAGTACAGTCCCTTTAACAAGCTTCTTAATCTGAGGTAATCTTGCCTTTTTAATTAACCTCAAACGACCCTGATAATGATTATAACCACTCTCAGATTGCTCTAATTGATATACATACTTACTAGCTATAGTATGCAAAATATTCATAATTTCCTTATAATGCTCTCCATTATCCATTTCAGGTGCCTTTAACGTGAAATCCCAACTAGTAAGAGGAATATTTTTTTGATCATTTTTTTGTTCCATTTTTATGTTCTATATATATTATAAATAGAAAATAATTCTTTAAATATAACCGTATAATGATGGATCAAGATATGGTACTTGAATCACACTTAATTCAGCTGTAGTATTCGCTGGACATACACCAGCAGTATCTATTCTAATAACTTGTTCAGCATCAGATGGCTCTAATGTAAAATATACTACTACAGATTTACGATTAGTTGTCATTGTAGTATAAGGTTCTGATATAGTAGCAACCTGATTATCATCAAACATTTTAATATACTTGATCGCTGATGTCTTATATGATACACCTCCAGCTACAACATTAGCTGTTGCATCTCCTAACATAACATACTGTAAAAAGAAAGATGTAGGAATAAATACCTTAGGCATAATCACCTCAGCCCATGTTTGACTTGTATCATCCCTCAATTTAATATCAATATTATTGATAGCCAATAATTTACCTGTAGCAATAGTACCAAAAGGATTTGTACTAACAGCTGAACCATCAGCTTGAACATAGTTATAATATCCACCTGATACATTCTGTAATACACCTATCTTAGGCTTATACATTATAAACTCATAAGTAACCCATAACTGACC